CATCTCTCTTATTTTTTTCGTCTGCGTTCAAATCCAAGTTGGTCTTGTAGCCTGTGATTGGATTCACGTCATAATTCCAAAAGTCTCTTGGCATCTTTTCGCTCATCAATAGGGTTTTTGGTTTACTTGCCATCTTTTAATTTCTTTGTGATTTGTTATAAATTTCTAATTTGTCTGCAAGTCCTCTCTTGTATATGTTCAAGATGTCTTCGTCTGTTTCCTTGTTGCTTATCTTAATAAATTCGTTTGCCCAATTTACGACCGATAAAATATCCAAGTATTCTGTTGTAGTTAGTTTGATGTCCATAGTGTTTAAATTAATATTCTTCTAAGTTAGTTCCGTCAATGTGCTTTGGATTCATTTCGTAGTCGTCAAACACAGAAACAATTTTTGCAGTATTCGGGTTTATGTTTTGGCTTTGTAGTTTCTCCCACGCTTCTTCTTCTGAATGCCCATCGGCAAAGAATCTTGCAGTAATTCCGTTTACATCGTACTCAAAGCAGTAGTTCATTATTTGACTTGTTTCTTTTGTAGGTTTCATAATATATAGTTTTTAGTTGTTGTTTGTTTGACAAATATACGACTGTATTTCAATTATACAAGTATTTTTTAAAATTATTTTCAAAAAAAAACAAAAAAAAGAGGCTACATCTCTGTAACCCCTTGAAACTAAAACAATTATGAAAAACTAAAAACTAAAACTTTTTTATCAAATCTTTGTACTTTTGTATCATTTCCTCCAATTCAGCAGTCGAAAACTTTACTGTTTGCCTTGCCTTATCTGCAAGTTCTTCGGCAGTACCTTTGCCAATATTATCATTCAACCATTTAGAAAACTTGTATTGTTCTCCGTATCTAAATACGTTACACCCTGCACATTGTACTTGAACGTTTGTTTCGTCCCATCGTGTTGAGTAGTGTTTGCGACTTTGAAAGTGTCCTGCTTGTAACTTCTTCCAATGGTCTTGTTTGGTACACGTTACACACATTGCAACTTCGTTCTTTGCGTATCTTCGTCTAATCCACTCCGAGAATACAGAATCTAAAAGTTTAACAACCTGCGAACGTGTTTTCTTTTTCTTAGCCATTTAATCCAAATGGTCTAATAGCAATTTTCCCGTTTGTTTGTCAATCTTGCTGATTGCCCTATATATTTTTCTACTGTATTTTTTTGACAATATCATTGCCTCTTTTGGCGCACCTCTACCCAAATCAAGGACATCTCTGTCTAATTCAAGTAAACCATCAACTCGCTGAATTACGCTTGTATTTGGTGCTTCCACTATATCTTTTATTTTTTGTTCTATGTCCATAATGTTTCTTTTTAAATAATCCCCCCGCTCATTGTAGTTCGCAGGGGAATCAACATTCACAAAGTTGGTGTCCATTACAGACGATAACCAACTAAAACTAAAAAATTAACTAACACTCATTAGTATACTACAAAGATAAGCCTTTTGTTTGTTTGTACTAAAACAAGTTATTATCAAATGATGAAAAGAAAACATAACTATATTTTAAACCTATTGACTTTCAACTTTTTTTCTTATACCTTTGACTTATATGTTTTCAACGTGTTTGGGTTTATTAAAAAAATAAATTTCAGAAGATTGATTCAAACAAAAAAATCAAAGAATAATATTATAATAAAAGGATAGCTATGTAGTCAGACTACACCTTTAAAAAAAGGGTCTTTTAAGTAAAGTTATTTTGTAAGACCTTGTTTCTTTTCCCAAGTACGCATTCCTCCCAAACCTAACATTCCGAAAAGTATAGTAAACAATTCGTCCATTTGCAAAGCGGGTAAATCACTCCATTCGGGATGCGCAAAGATTATCAAATCTCTTAGCACAAAGTTGTAAGCCAAAGCTACACCAATAACCCAACCGATAAAAGGTCGCCATCCTGCAACAAACATACTTCTATGTCCTGCTTCAACTTCGTTTATTTTTGTTTGTAAGGCAACCAACCTCTCTGCGGTTTCAAGTTGCTTATTTGGGTCAAGTTCCTTTCCCTTGATAGCTTCACGAATATCTTTCGCTAAATCTCCAATTCCTTTTGTTCCCGTTCCTAAAAGTTTTCCTATCCAACTCATTTTGATAAAAGTATTAGGTATGCCATCATTACGTTTAAATTCACAAGAACAAGATTCCATTGCTTTGCAACAAATACTTGAGGCAACGATAGTAAACCCGCAAATATGTAGGCAACCATTCCCGAATCCTGTGGGAGAAGGTGTGGTGCAGTAATAAAGAAACCTGTCCCCATATACCCCAAACGATTAGAAAGTCTCTCTAAAGGCGTTAAACGTCGTTCTTTGACTAAACTCTTTAGGATGCTTTTTTTTATTTTTTCTACCATCGTGCTTTATGTCCTCTAATATCGTAGTGTGTGAAGTTATCATATACACCAATCCCACCCTGTTTCATTTTACCTTCTAAGATTAGAAGTTTTATCATTGTAGCAACTTGTGCGGGTGTCTTGCCTTTGACAAATATATCTGCCGCTTTGCCAAACAAGTGCTGACTGTTTTTTGAACCTCCAATCTTTGAATTGTGTTCAAGGCTTCTGTATGCTGAATTTATTTTTATTGGACTGTTTAGCATCTCTCTAAGTTCTTGCAAACTTTCAGCCAACTCTAAAACGTTAGTCAACAATTCAGATGGCATCTCTGAACCGTCCTTGCAGTCAAACTCTGATAGTCTAAAGTTCTTTGTTAACCTCATTTATTTCTTTTATTCATTATGTACCACTTTTGAATAGTGTATCCAATAGTAACAAGCATCAACGTAACCTTTAGAATTATGTCTATATTACTCATTGATATTCCAAATGTTCCTATACTTAGTGCGTACACTTTCAAATCCTGTGTCATCTTATGAAATTTTTAAGTCTTGGTAACTTAGTCCTAAAAAGCCGTGAATGCCTTCTGTATCAATATCAACAGAATAAGTTTTCCATCCGTAGGGGTGGTCAATCTCTCCATCTTCGTCTGCTTCTAAGTTGCTCCAAAGAACATCAATAAGGTAGTCAGTACCGAATACAGTTTCAGAAACCAATTCTCCTTCCTCATAAACCGCCTCCTCAAGAACCTCTAATCCTAATTCTACGACTGTGTGATGATGTGTTGGATATGGGTTTCCTTCTTCGTCTTGTTCTACCCCTAAAGCCTCGATTTTGTCGATTGCTTGTTCTTTTGAATTGAAGGCATATTTGCCTATGTGTATTGCCATAATATATTTATTAAAAATCTGTTGCTGAATCGTAAACTTTAATGTATTGTAAATTTCCTTCAAAAGAGAGTGAAGAGCTACCATAACCTTTACCAAGACTTACTTGGTCAAGTCCTGTCATAGTGAAAGTGTCTGTTTGTGTAAGTAAAATCGTGTTGTTTAGCTTTACTTGAATATCTCCACTTTTCCATTTTATTTTAAAAGTAGCCATTTCTGTTTGGTCGTGAGTTAAGGTAAAGTTTTTGAATCCTACTGTACCGCCATCAAAAACATCGCCTCCGCTTGCCTTCATAAAGATACTCATACGGCTTGCAGCTTCCCTCCAAGATAGGTTTATCCTGTTGTCTGATGTTCCGTCTGATATTCCTATCCTTACATCACTACCTCCGTTAAACAAAGCCTTTGCTTTTACCTCTAAAACACCCTCTGATGAATTTATGTAAGAAGATAAATCTCCCGAAATAACTCCTGTATCTGCTGAACGTGTTGCAATAGCACTCACTGCGCTAATCATAAAAGAAGTCCTGTAAGCCACTGTTTCAAGTTGTGGTTGTGATATTGTTACATCTCCTGTAACATTACCAATAACACCTAAACCAACTCTAAATTCAATGGTTTGTACTGTATTAGATGTGAATGTAATTGAGTAAAAACTACCCGCAACAACTCCTTCGGTTGAAGATACAACAACCCCATCTTTTTTGAATATATCAGTTCCGCCTCCTCCAACTCTATAAAGAATATGACTAAATTGACTTGAACCTGTAACAGACTCAACGTAAACAGAAAGAGTGTAAGTTGTACCACTTACAGAGGTTGTATTTCGATTAAAGGTGTGTCTTGCTGAACTTGTTTGAAATCTGTATGCTTTTATGATAGTTCCTCTTGTAGATGTTACGGGTGTACTTGTTCCGTCTGAATTAGCATAAGCCCAATCGGTAGGTAAAGCACCACCACCTTCCCAACCGCTATTGTGTAAAAGGTTTGTACTTGCAGGTTCTGTAAGCAAAGTAGGACACGTGCCATCTGTGTAATCTAATCTTGGAACATCTGTAACTTCCGATTCAAGAAGACCATCAGCATTCACTCTCGTAGCTGCTGAACCTCTAACAAAATCAAGGTCTGCATTCGCAGCATTCGGTAAAACTCCGTATGCAGTTCCTGCCTTATATCCACTCGGTACGTATAAATATTTTAATGCCATATTTTATGATGTTAGTGCAGCCAATTCTGCATCTGATAATACTTCTTTGAATACTGCTACTGATTTTACTAATCCGTCCATATGTAAAGTCCCGTTTCCTTGGTCAAAAGCCAACTCACTTAAAGCAGCGTTAAATGTGAATGCGGTCGTTGATGTTGCTGCTTCAGTTCCGTTTATCCAAAGTGCCAAATCTCCCGACTTGTATTTGAATGCTATTTTATTGAAATCTGTATTATCTGTAACAGTTCCGTTAATTGCTATTGTCGTTGTTGTAGATGCTTGAACCCTTCCTTGTATTGTGTTCGAGGTACTGCTATAAAATATAACAACTCGGTTCGCTGCTGAGTTAGCTGCGGACAATGCGATTGCTTTACTTCCTGCATTGGAAAGTGTAGCTGCCTCCATATAAAAAACTCCTTCTTGCGCACCTATTAATGAGGTATCTCCTCCGTTTAGATAGTTATCTCTTGCTCTCGTAACTGATGCTGAGGTTGTTGGTATGTAACTTGAAACTTTTCCGACTACTCCACCTCCTGTTTTCTCCATTTGCGCACCCCATATTTCAATAGTATCGTCTGCTGCTATTCCTTCTGCATCAATATAAAAACGATTAGCACCTGTGTACCCTGTTGATTTGTATGTGATTCTTTGCCAATCTGCACCTACTGAAACTGTATGACCTGCGCCACTACTACTATCTCCATAGCCAATCTCTACATTTGTAGTTCCTACTCCACTTTTTTTCCTTGCCCAAATAGACACTCCAACTCCGTTCCCTGATGCAGTTGATGCCATAGCACCCTCCAAACCTCCTTGAGCAGCTGCTCCTTGAATAGCGTAAATTGTTGCTGATTCTCCTCTTGGGTTTATACCTGTTGAAGATGTTAGTGTTACCCCTACCTTTTGCCAAAGAACATTTGAAAAGTCTTCGCTATATCGTATTTGATTAGTTGATGAAACTTCTGATAAAATAGCACCTTCGCCTTTTGAATAATCTATTCTTGGAATGTCTGTTGTGTTTGACGCAACGAGTCCACTTTCGTTTACCCTTGTCGTTGTTCCATTCTGAATAAGTGTCATATCTCCAAAAGGAGCTGAACTCGGCTTTACGTTGTGTATTGTATCCTTTTCGTATGCAGTAGGAAGAAGAACAATACTTGCCTTTTTGTTGATGGCATCTAATAACTTATCGCTACCCCAAGAGTTCTCATAATTAGCTGCTCTTTTATACAACTCATTTGAAAGTTCTGCGTTTACGTAAACACTCCCCCATTCGTTACTTGCGTACCCCCAATCGCTTCTGTGGTATATTTCCTGTGCCATTTTCTATTTTTTTTAAAAACAATTTTAAACGCTCAACGTTTTTTTGTTTCTGTTTGTATTTTCCTCTTTTTTCTGTCATAGTTTTTTTACAATACCCATCCGCCAAAATTACCGTCTCCACTTGGAGAAACGTCCTCGTTTGAGTTGCTTAAATATTCGGGGAATAATGTTGTATTGAAACAAATGTAATCTATGAATCTGCGTGTGTAATTCTGTGCAGTTGTTCTTGCTTTTTCAATTAAGAAATCAACTTCGTCTTTGTTTACTGTTTCGCTTGTTTCGGATGTGTGCTTGTAAACCCCTCCGTTTGCGACTGTGTAAGCGGCAAAAGGATAGTATTCAACCAATGCCCAATAAATAAGCATAGGCTTTACGTATTTAATAAGTAAGTTCTTGTAGTTTGCATTCTCTACGTCGTTGATTGTGCCGTCTTGAATTTTGCCTTGAATAGATACAAGTAAATCAGTCCCCAAATATTGTTGGATGTGTATGTCTTGAGCAATCTTTAAGTATTGAATAAACTTATCAACGTCCACCGAACCCGATACAACGCTATTTCTTTTGATGTCTGTTGTCGTAATTAGTAAAACCTCTGCCATTATTTGAATCTTTTATTTGTTGGTAAAAAGCCGTTAAAAGGCATATCCTTCGGCTTCATTGCAACCTCTTTCGGGTTTCTTACTCTGTAACCTTCTTTTTCTGCCTTGTTCGTTGATACTGTTGGTGCGTTTGGATTCTTTACGTCAATGCTTTGTTTGCTTCTGTACGTTCTTCTCATCCATTTGTGGTGGCAATCTCCTCCGCCTTTGTATTTGAAAATGTCGTAAGTGTCAGTACCTTTTGGCCCCCACCCTGCATTTACTACTCTTTGGCTCATTTGTGCAATATCTTCCTTTCTGTAAATCTTATTAGCAGATACCATTTTCTTGCAGAAGTCTCTACTGTTTGCACCTACTCTTTGAGGTGCATAAGAATAGCGAACTTTGTATTTAACATCTTTAACTTCTTTGTCTTGGCTACTCTTTGCGTTTGGTCTTGCGGTTCCTGTACTTACAAAATTAAAAATCTTAGATAGTAGGGATTTTTTAGGATTGTTTAAAGCGTTTATTTCTGCGTCCAATTGTTCTTCTGCATCATAGTCAACTTCTGTTTCGTCAATCAATTCCCACTCGTCCAAGTTTTCTTCTTCTCCTAAATCAGCCAAAAGGTCGTCAGTGCTCATTTTGACACCTGTTTCCTCCTCTTTTGTTTCTTCGTCAAGTACATCGTCCACTTCTGTAAATTCAAGCGGTTGTATCGTCTTAAAATAGGTGTTTAAGGAAATGCTATTTACTGCAAGTATCTCGTCAATAACATCAAGCAATTCCTCTTGGAATGTTCTGATAACTAAATTGTCGTAAAGTAAAGATGCGGTTTTGATTTCGTCGGCATTGTTTCCAAGTCCGTTGTTTCCCGTTCTTATTCCCAAAAGCATTGGAGATGTAACTTTATGCCCTACAATCAATTTTTCTTGACATTCTCTTGAAAGATATTCGTAATGTTGTGGTGCGTCATTCAAAGGTAAATCTTCAACCGTTGTTGCGCCTTCTTTGTTGTTGTTAAATGCAACGATAACCTTTTCCCCTCTTGCACCTGTGAGTTTGTTCATCACATCACGCTTAATCTCTCTGCGTTTCTCTTCGTCGGGAACTCCGTTGTTGAAGTTGATAACCTTAGTACCACTAAACCCGTTTAAAGTGTCGTTGATTAAGTAGTCAGCAATTTCTTCTTCAAGTACTGCATAAGGCAAAGCACCTTGATAATCTACGGGAGGATAATAAGAGTAGCCCGCAACGTATGGCGCAACTACAAATATTTCGTTTTCTTTTCCGTTACCAAAACCAAAAGCAGGAATACGCAAAGGTTTGTCCGATGCTTTAAATTCTGCCCAATTTGGGTGGTAGTACCAAGCCTCAATCTCTCCATCTTTGTTGCATTTTTCAGCACGTAGAGTGTTCATAGGAAAGTGTAAGGCTTTGTTTACTTGTCCACCTTTGTAGTTGATTTGGAAAGCACCCATACCCAAAAGTTTACGGTCTGTAATAACACCACGCAAAGCATCTTTAGAAAAGATAGTTTTCATTTGTGCATACTGTTCGGGTTTTCTGTTTGAATCCGTAGCATCTAATCCTTTTCCGTAAATCATTCTAACCATCGAAGTAATTATTCCCCCGTTGGTTGTTGATTTCGTACTTCTGTCGATTAACCATTGAAAATAGTTATTGTCTTCTCCATACATTACCCATTCTTTGTTTTTTACTTCTTCAACAACGGGAGTCGTGTATTTGGAAAGAGATACAACCTCTATTTCTGATTTATTGTTTCTTCTACTCATTGTAAACTATGTATTCGTTTGTACTTTCGTTTTCTGTGTAAACATTTTTATTGATACTGTAATCACTTACCGTTTGGTCGGTGCAAAAGATTCTGCCCTTGTAAACCGTTTTAGAGCCATTTAAAGCGTTAAAAGTGTAAAACCTATCTTCTACTAAGGTAAAAGAAATATCTGCCTTTAAATAGTACCCGTCTTTTGTAAAGGTCGCGGATATAGTTGAACTTGTGTTTGCTTGTTCGTCTGTTAATACAATAGAATCAGCAACGTATTCTCTTGGAATGAATTTCAATTCCTGTGCGTTCGTGCCTGTTGTTAGTATTATCATTTCTTTTATTTTAAAACAAATTATATAGCTTTATGTTTTTGTAGCTTTTAAGACAATAAAAAAGGTGTAAACAATTAAGTCTACACCTTTCTCTTTTTAATGCGTTAGAACGCTTCTTAGTTCGCTTGAACGTCGAATCCTGCGTTGCCTACACTAATCAATGAAGAAGC